TGCTGCATTTATCGCCACTCCGCTCGGCCCTGTACTCGTCGGCACTGTCAGTTCCAGTATCGCCTGTATCAGGTCTTGCATTATCTTCAGCAGCGTCTCCTCTCCCTTGCTCACCTTGTGTCCGTTGGCATCCAGCACATGCTTCGTCTCACCCTTTTCTATCGTCACACCATCCGCATTCATCACATACTTTGTCTCACCTATCACCACCTGCGCACTCTTCAGCTCACTCGTTTGCACTATCGCCAGCTTGCTCGGGCCATCTATCTCCGCCACTGCCACCTTGCTGCCCACAGCCGGTTCTACCTTTATCCCCGGCGCATTATCACTTATGGCTTGTAGCAGCACACCCTCAGTCGGGTGTTCCTCATCATCATTCGTCAGCAGCACCACACACGTTCCCGCTTCCATATCCACACTGCGCACCACACCGCTCAGCACCTGCGGGTTCGTGTTCCTGCGGCTTATCCGTTCCAGCACCCTCGCTATATCTTGCACATCTTTACTCATCAGTTCAGTTTATGCCCTATTTCCACCGTGCGCCATGCACCATTTATACCATACGTTATTTCCACACCCTCACACAGGTAGTTCCCATTCAGCTCCGGGTACTCCGTGTCCCGCACCTCCACCTTATATCCGGGTTGCGTTTTCGGTATCAGAAAGCCCTCTATCTTACCGCTATACCCCACATAGTTCACCTCCTGCGTCCTTTCTCCCGCCAGCTTTTGCAGTGCCTCCTTTTTCGGTATATGCACCAGCATCCGCTTCACCTTACGTTGCACATATTTAAACTGCTCATCCGTAAATATTTTTTGCCCCGTCGATAGCTGATTGTTAAACAAATACTCCACCGGCTCACTCGCTTCCTTGCGCACCAGTCCGTTATCCTTCTTGCAGTTCCAGCCCAGTCGGTACTTCGTCAGCCCCACATTCAGAGGGTCTTGTCCCGCAGCATAGCTCGTATATATCAGCCCTGCCCACAGCACCTTCGGCTCTTTGAAGTACATTTTAAACACCCCGTCCGTAGCACTCTTTATAAACTCACATATATCCACACCACTTGCCTTTATCAGGCGCCCACCCGTTATCGGCATATCCTCAGGCACCTCCACAGTTATGTCCGTTCCCTTCGTAGCCAGCAGCAGCAGCTCCTTCACACTTGTCGTTTTATAGTAGCCGCTTATGGCATTATTCAGGCGCAGTTGTCGCACATACCCCTCACACTCTATACTCAGCGGCATGCCCAGCGTCCTCGTCTTTACAAACCCGCTGAACTCCTCCGTCACCTCACCATTATACCCCAGTGCTATCGTCACCTTGTCCCCCACATTAAACTCGTCAGCACTCTTCACACGGCGCACACCACCATTCTTATCCTTGGCACGCACATACGCCACACTCGGCACCACTATCGTAGCCGTCTGCACATAGTTCAGCAGGCTCTTGCGTATGCGCACATCATGCACCCCGCTGAAAGCCCACTTACCTATCCTTATTTCGCTACTCAGTTTCAGCATTACTCTATTTCTTCCAGGTTAAAGTGTTCATTACTACTCAGCACCAGCTCATACGGCTGCACCTTTATATCACCCCTTTGGTTCGGCAATTGCAGGTCATTAATTATTACCGTGTCATTACCCTGTCTGCTTTCATGCAGCAGAAAGATGTCTGTCAGCGCACACTTCAGCACCATCGGCACACCCTTCACCTTCAGGTCATTCAGCGCAGCTATCTCCTCCTCAGGCCATTGCTTATTCTGTCCCACTATCAGCCCACGCACCCTTATCACTATATTATTTTGGTATATATACTGCGACACACTTCCTTGTCGCTCAGTCAGGTACGTGTCCACGTTCGTCACACTCGCCTCTATACTCACCGTCGGAAAGCTCAGTTGCATCAGCTCACTGTTACTCGGCCCTATCTGCACCGGCATCCAGTACACACGTCCCAGCTTGTCAGTCGCCGTCAGTGGCGTTCCATACTTCCCATTCGTCTGCTGGTCAGGCGCATTCGCCACATCAAACCGCAATGGGCGCATCCCGAAGAACCGCTCATACAGCGCAGCTATATCCACCGCTATGTTCACATTTACCGCCATTATTCGCTGTCTATACTTTTTAGCACCTCTATCATAGCCTCTCGGCACATCTGTTCTATCTCACGCTTACCCTGTGCCACACCCGCCACATGCAGCTCCTTGATACTCACCAGCTCTCTGTGCATGTTGATGATGATTTGCTTACTCCTGCCACCCACCACCGCATCACCACCACCACCCATATCCATACCCGCAGGGCTCATTCCCGCTTTACTGCCACCCACATCCCCTATCGGGGCTCTTGGAGCAGCCTTTACTACATAGTTACCACCTACATACGGCGTCCACTTTGTCTGACTCAGTACTGAAGCAGCAGGATTATTCATAGCCGTAGCAGCCATATATATCCAGCTCTGCTTCGTAAAAGGTTTTGTTACCGCTTCCAGCAAATTCTGTGCACCCACCTGCAACTCTTGCAGCACGGTGGGTTCATTCATGCCTTTTTTAAAGCCCTTTAAATATGCATACCCATTCTCAAAGCCCACCTTTTCATCCTCTTTCAGGTGGTCAGTCAAAATATTATTCAGCTCCCTCAGTCCCGCATACACCGCCGTACCTATACCCAGCCCTTTAGCCCATCCCGGCAATGCCATCAGCCCACCCACACTTTTCAACGCTCCTTCCCATGCTTTCGTCGCAGTAGTGGCAGCCCATATACCCAATGCCAGCGGTGCCACCACCTCAGCTACTGCCTTTATAGCCTCACGGTGCTTATACGCCCATTTAGCAGCACCGGCAGTCTTGTCTATCAGCGGCACCAGCGTTCCCTTCACAAACCCGCCAAACACACTTTCCTGCTTCATACCCTCATCCGTCATGCTATGTATATGCCTCGTCACACTCATTATAGCAGGGTCTAATTGTTGTCCCATCGTTTGTGCCAGGTTCTCCATATTCCCCATTTCAGCACTCCACCGCCCGAAAGGCGTCTCACCCATACGCACCGCCATGTTATAAAACTTACCACCCGCACTCGTCGCATGCTCTATCGCAGCCGCCACCATCTTGCTGCTTATAGCACCCTTTTCCATGTCATCACGCAGCTGCACCATGCTCTTCCCCGTCATCTTCGTCAGCTCTTGCAGTGGGTTGAAGCCCGCAGCCACATATTGCAGGTTATCCTGCCCTTGTAGCCTGCCCGCAGCCATTGTTTGGCTATACGCCAGCGTCAGGCTGTTCAGGTGCTCCTTATTACCCATGCTTATATCACCCAGCCGCTTTATACTTGGTATCACCTTATCCACAGCCACACCATAAGCCATCATAGTCTTTGCTGCATCATACAGCTCTGGGCCGAAGATGCTTTCCTGCACATACTTCTTCAGGTCTTTATACAGCGCAGCTCCCTGTTTATCACCCGCCAGCACTTTGAAAGCCATCTCATTCGCACCCGCAGCCATACCCGTCTTTGCCAGCATACCCAGCCCCGCACTACCACCCGCCACCAGCGCAGCACCACCCATCCACATCGGCACGCCCATACCACCACCACCACTCACACCCGCACCATTACCACCCGCACCACCACGTCCCAGTCGGTTCACATTCCTTTGCAGCTCGCTCACCTTCCGGTTAGCCCTCTCCACATCACTCGTGTCCACAGCCACCTTCACATTACCCGTCTTGTTCAGGTTCTGCTGCATCCGTTGTGCCGCATTATCTATTCTCCCAAATGCAGTTTGAGCGGCAGCTTGAGTCCTACTCAGCTTACCGCTCATTCTGTCAGTCAGGTCTAATATCCAGTTGATGCCGGCCACCGTATCATATGTTTTTTGTACTCATTCTGCATATAGCGCAGGTGCGCTACCATCTGTGCCAGCTCACGCTTTGTTCGTATCTTGCTTACATCTATATTATTTGCTTCCAATTCAAACATATAGTAGCCCACAAGGTCTGCCGCTGGCCCGCCTACAGCCTTGTTTATAAGTTTCCCAGCTCACCCTTCTGTCCGTCCACATACGGCTGAAAAGTCGCCATAAAGTCACGCTTCAGCTTCTCTCCACCCTCAAACAGCTCTCTACAGCCCGCCACATAAGTGTCCGCAGCTATGATAAAGTAATAATCCATAGGGCTGTCCGGGTTCTCCCTCGTTATCTTCGCAGCTGCATTCAAGTCCATCAGCTCCGGCTCACGGAAGTAAGCTATCCTGCCCGCTTTCTTTACAAAAAATATCCCCTCAGGGTTTGCCGCCTTCAGAGCCTCTATTTGCTCCGGCGTTTGTTGTCCTGTTAACTCTTGTGCCACGGTTATTCTATTTTATGGTTGAATGAAAAAAAATACTGGTTGAAAAAAATCACACTCAAACTTCACACTCACTCTACATTCGATGCAGGGATAGGTTTCGAACCTATCACTCGCCGCCTACGTGGCCCAGCAGTCTCCACTGACTACCTGCATATACCTTTCACTATACCTGCACCGGCTTCAGACACAGAAACGGCAGCTCTATCGGCATCGCCTTTGCATTCTGCTCCATGCCCTTGCTATACTTTGTAAATCGCACATTCGGCAGCGTGTCAGTAGTTCTTGGGCTCACAGTCGTCTGCTTATAGTCAGCCACTATCACCCATGGCACATCCGTCAGGTCGTCAAATCCCGCCGCTTTAGCAGCAGCGTTCATAGCATCCACTGCACTTTTATACACCTTCAGCGTGCCCGTATGCTTGCGGTTACCCACCTGCACATCCACAGCATCATCACCCTCGGCATATATATGTTCAGCATCACGCTCCGTGTCATACATCAGCCCTGTCACCTTAGTGATGCGCTGACCATTCAGGTACACCTTCAGGTCGCTCCATTTGCATTCGCTGCTATCAAAAGACATATAGATAATTTTTACTACAGTTAAAAAAATTACTTACGCACTACTTTTCAAAACCCAAGTCAACAATTATATCCTTCAGGTAGCCATGCGGTCTCACCTTCGCCACTATCTTTACCTCGCCGCTACCCACTATATCTTGGTCAGGGTCTATCGTCACATCAAATGCGCTTATCTCTCCCGTCATCTCCGCCTTCACAGCATTTACTATATAGCTCCTCAGCGTCGCTTTCCCACCGGGCGCCAGCTTACCACCCGCTATCGTTTCCACATCCTCATTCACCTCATCGGTATATACACGGTACGTTATCCTGTGCGCCTTGTCTATCACACGACCATAGCTCAGTTGCGCATAGTCATCACTCGTCGCCGCAGCCATCGGGTCATCATTGTAGAAGAAACCACTCCTGTTCGGAAACGTCCGGTATATTATATACCCCTTAT